AAGTGCCTCAAAAAGAGGCAATCCAGAATCGGGGACATGATGTCCCCGTTAGTGCGAACGCACTCCCAAGCCCACCGAAGTGGGCAAGGGGCTACGCTCACTCGGCAGGTGTCCAATACCATACCGTCTGCCAGCCTGTCCTCGTGCGACGGACGACGAACGCCCGCCATCCGTTATCCGCAGCGCGGTGCGCCTCTTCCGAGGCGGATTTGAAAGAGGTGTGCCTCCTTGTCTTGACGACCTTCTTCAGGCCGCCGCTAAACGAAAAGCACTTGTGTAGATCCTCATAGTTGAGGACCGACACCACACGAAAAACTCTACTCATCTTCGTTCTCCTTGGTTGAAACGGGGACATGATGTCCCCGATTGAATGATCCCTGCCACGATTGACAGGGATCGGAACACCGCCCGGATCAAGCCGAGAGGGACTTCATGCCCGCCACAGCCCGTGCTACACCGCCGCAAGCGGCGATAGCAGCCCGCAGCGCGGCGATCTCGGCCTTGGTGAGCGGTTTTGCTTCTTTCTTCGTCTCGACACGCTGGGCAGGCTTTTCTGCGGGCTCGAATGCCGAAAGAACCCTCTGATAGGTCTTGCGGGCTGCCTCATAGGCAGCGGAAGTCTTGTCAAAGACCTTCCGGCCTGCGGCGATGCGCTGTCCGTCGACCAGCGGGCACTTGCACTTAAGTGCCGCCCATTCGAGCACGATGGGCTTCACTTGCTCGAGGGTCGTAACCCCTGCGGCGCGCATCGCCGCTACGAGTGTGCTGTTCGCGTTCTGCGTCGTGGACGCAAACGCATTAAGGGCATTGATGGCTGCGGTGTGGTTGATTGCTTGACTCATGGTAACTCTCCATTGATTAGGGGACACGCTGTCCCCGTTTGGTGATTGCCGATGCGGCGTGTCGCAGGGGTGATTCCCAATCGACAGGATGAATTGTACGGAACCCCCCTTTTCGATACCCTCGACGATACTGGGTGGAGAGAGTGTCCCGACCCCACCTACCCCCCACATCCCTTTTATACGCGCGTAGGCACGCACATATATGAACACTGTTTCTGACCCGCATACACTATTTCTTGTCAAACCATAAAAAATACGACCCCCCGGGGGTATATTATAAAAAATCCTATATACTTTTGTCTAACGGTAGACAAGTATAGACAAAAAAAGGCCCACCGAGGTGGGCTAAGTGGCAAATGCCACAAGGAGAGAGCAATGCTTGCAACAAGTTGCGGCACTACAGTCTGTAGTATACACTCGGCCCGAACGAGGTGGGACACCTACGCGCTTATGCTTGAACACTTGCTAAACATCAAACCGCCTATCGCCGCGCATTCCAAGAATGCAGTCCAGCCTTTGGGTAAGGCCAACGCACAATCGGTACTCGATGCCCAAGTCAATACGACGATGTGGCTAGAGAGCATGGGTGTCGAAGACGACCAGAAGATACTTGCCGACGCTGAAGCCAGCGCCGCACGCAAAGTGTTTACTGATTTGGCAACCGCTGCTCCCGAAGAGCAGACCAAATCCAATCTGACCACGCTCAAGACGCCACAGGCAGTACGCCATCTGGTAACCATGCTGTCCGCCTACGACTGGGAGTTTGTAGAGCAGGCCAAGAATCTGCGCGGTATGGCCGTCGCCAAGATCATTGAAGAGACCAATCACCCCGACGCTCGTATCAGGCTCAAGGCGCTGGAGATGCTGGGTAAGGTCACTGAGGTGGGCTTGTTCACCGAGAAGGTGGAGATCAAGAAGGCCAATCTGTCCGATCTAGAAGTCGAGCAGCGTATCAAGGACAAGCTCAACAAGTTCATGCAGGTTGTTGATGTGATTGATATCGAAGAAGCGCCAGATCCCCTCGATGAATCTCAGTAGCATCACCACTCTTAGTAAGCGGGAGTTGGCAGCGCTCATGCAGGCGCTTCCAACCATGTCCATCCAAGACAAAATCGAGTTGTTCGAGGACTTGGAAGTGCGTGAGAAACGCGCCAGCCTTGCAACCGCCCAACATTCCATGCTGGGATTTGCCACCGCTGTGTACCCGGGGTTCAAGATCGGCGCTCACCATAAGAAGCTTGCCAAGATCTTCACCGATGTGATTGATGGCAGGAAGAAGCGCGTGATCATCAACATCGCGCCTCGTATGGGTAAGTCTGAGTTCTCCTCCTACTTGTTCCCCGCATATTTCCTTGGCAAGTACCCAGAGAAGAAGATCATCATGGGCACGCACACCGCGTCCCTGTCAGAAGACTATGGCCGACGAATTCGGAACTTGGTCGATACCGAGGAGTACTGTGAGATATTTCCTCAGACAATTGTCGCTGATGACCAGAAGGCTGCTGGTAAGTGGTCAACTTCTGCTGGGGGCCAGTATTATGCTGCTGGCGTTGGTGGCGCTCTCGCTGGTCGAGGTGCTGACCTATTTGTCATCGATGATCCGCATTCGGAGCAGGATGTTAAGGCTAACTCGCGTCTTGCTTTTGATACGGCATGGTCGTGGTTTCAAACGGGACCGCTCCAACGACTGATGCCCGGAGGGGCCATTATCGTCATCATGACGCGCTGGTCGCTGCTTGACCTGACTGGGCGCTTGATCGACTACCAGACCAAGAACCCCAACGCCGATCAGTGGGAGATTGTCGAGCTTCCTGCCATTTTGGAAGAAGATACCCCAGAGGAGAAGTCGCTGTGGCCTGAACAGTGGCCGCTCGATGAACTTAAGAACAAAAAAGCCAACATGGACCCGCGATACTGGAACGCCCAGTATATGCAGCAGCCCACCAGCGACACAGCGGCCATCATCTCACGCAAGCACTGGCGCATATGGGAGCCAGAAGATGCGCCCAAGTGCGAGTACATCATCCAGTCGTGGGACACGGCGTTCGAGACCAAGAACAACTCAGACTATTCCGCCTGTACGACATGGGGCGTGTTCTACAACGAGGAAGAAAACAGCGCCCCACAGATCATCCTGCTCGATGCGTTCAAAGATCGCATGGCGTTTCCTGAATTGAAGCAGATTGCCCTAAAGCACTACAAGGAATGGGAGCCAGACGCCTGTCTGATTGAGAAGAAGGCCGCTGGCGCACCACTAATACAAGAGCTACGCAGCATAGGCATACCTGTCAGCGAGTTCTCACCCAGCCGGGGTAACGACAAGATGGTGCGGATGAATGCCGTGGCCGATATGTTCACCTCGGGTAAAGTCTGGGCTCCCGATACGCGCTGGGCACGCGAGGTTATTGAGGAAATAGCTGCGTTCCCCGTTGGCGAACACGACGACTACGTCGATACTGCCACCCAAGCACTCCTGCGCTTCCGTCAAGGCGGACTTATTCCTCTGGACTCCGACGAGAAAGACGACACAACAGTCTTTCGGCGTAGGACGGTATCTTATTACTAAAGGCTAATATGGCTAATATCGACAAAAGTCTCTATCAGGCTCCATTGGGGCTGGACGCTGTGGGCGCGGGACAAGAACCCATTGAAATCGAGATTGTTGACCCTGAAGCGGTAAACATTCACGCTGGGGATACGGACATTTCCATCGAAAAAGATGGTGGAGATGAGACTTTTGACGACAATTTAGCCGAGGATATGGACGAAGGGGAGATGTCCGAGATGGCTGGAGACCTCGTCGGGGACATCGACAACGACAAAAACTCCCGCAAAGACTGGGAAAAAGCCTATACAGAGGGGCTAAAACTGCTAGGTTTGCAGTACGAGGAGCGTACTGAGCCTTGGAACGGTGCTTGTGGCGTGTTCCACCCCATGATCACTGAGGCTGTGATCCGTTTCCAGTCAGAGACCATCACCGAGACATTCCCGGCATCGGGGCCAGTACGCACAAAGATCCTTGGCAAAGAAACGCCAGAGAAGAAGGACGCCGCTGTTCGTGTTGAGGACGACATGAACTATGAACTTACCGAAGTCATGCGGGAGTTCAGGCCAGAACATGAGCGGATGCTGTGGAGCCTCCCGGCTACGGGCTCTGCGTTCAAGAAGGTCTACTACGACCCATCGCTTGGGCGTCAAGTTTCAATCTTTATCCCGGCAGAAGACATCATTCTTCCATATGGTACGTCTGACCTAGACACTTGCTACCGCC